GTTGGCATTATAAAAAAGCATTGCTTATCAATTTGTTGCAACGAACAGGTCACTATCAGTCAAAATAAAATCATTATTTGATTTCAATTTTGTCCCACTCCCTGCCTCTGTCATCACGATACTGTGATGCCATGGTGTCCGACTTATGCCCGAGAAGATGTTGAGCAAACTTATCGCTTATCTGCTTCTCATAGAGTCTTGCAGACAAACTGCGCAACTCGTGAAAGGTAGGCGGATCCCCTTCGAAGGAAAGACCTGATGCTTTTCGTGCGCGCATAAAATACCTTGATACTGTGCCGGATGAAAGCGGTTCGCGACGAGTAGATGCAATTATGGTTTCTCCGCCAAGAATCTCTTTGCATTTATCAAGTGTTTCCTTCATTGATATTCCGAGAGCATCAACATGCAATACTGTTGGGATGGCAATTTTTACGCCTGTTTTGCTTTGCTCGACATAAAGATATCCATCTACGATATCAGACCACTTCATTTCGCATAAATCACCAACTCGTTGCCCGGTAACAACAGCCAGTTCCATTGCAAGTCTGAGCCAACATGGTGATGATTCTGCTGCTTGATAAATTTTCAGGTATTCGTCAGCCGTAAGTCTTGATCTCCTTACCTCTGATTTTGCTGCGCGAGTGGCAGCGACAGGGTTTGTTGTTATATGGCCTTCAGCTATTGCCTCTCGGAATGCATCGCTCAGTGTTGATCTGATTAACTTGGCTGACGCCGCCTTGCCCTCGTCTATGTATCCATTGAGCATTGCCGCAATTTCTTTTGTGGTGATGTCTTCAAGTGGAGCATCAGGCAGACCCCTCCTTATTGCTTTAATTTTGCTCATGTAATTTATGAGTGTCTTCTGCTTGATTCCTCTGCTGGCCAGGATTTTTTCGTAGCGATCAAGCCATGAATGTAACGTAACGGAATTATCACTGTTGATTCTCGCTGTCAGAGGCTTGTGTTTGTGTCCTGAAAATAACTCAATGTTGGCCTGTATAGCTTCAGTGATTGCGATTCGCCTGTCTCTGCCTAATCCAAACTCTTTACCCGTCCTTGGGTCCCTGTAGCAGTAATATCCATTGTTTCTTATATAAAGGTTAGGGGGTAAATCCCGGCGCTCATGACTTCGCCTTCTTCCCATTTCTGATCCTCTTCAAAAGGCTACCTGTTACTGGTCGATTTAAGTCAACCTTTACCGCTGATTCGTGGAACAGATACTCTCTTCCATCCTTAACCGGAGGAGGGAATATCCTGCACTCGCGTACCCATCGACGAACTGTTTCAAGGCTTCTTGGGCGTCGCTGGCGTGCGTTCCACTCCTGAAGTGTCAAGTACATCGCAAAGTCTCCGCAATTACACGCAAGAAAAAACCGCCATCAGGCGGCTTGGTGTTCTTTCAGTTCTTCAATTCGAATATTGGTTACGTCTGCATGTGCTATCTGCGCCCATATCATCCAGTGGTTATAACAGTCGTTGATGTTCTCTGCTTCGATAACCCTGTTGAATGGCTCTCCATTCCATTCACCTGTGACTCGGAAGTGCATTTATCATCTCCATAAAACAAAACTCGCCGTAGCGAGTTCAGATATAATTTCCACCAAAGGCAGTAGTTGCTTGATGCTAAGAATTATTCAATATCTATTCCTGTAATCTCTTTTATCTTTTTCCTTGCAAAGCCTTTTGCTAGTGATTTTGAAACACTCATAAGTGTACTAATTCCCTCATCCTTAAAGTTTGTTTTTATAGCTTGCCAGACATCCTTTTGACGTAAGTCAGCAATAAAATCATGCCCTCTTGCTGTCAACCTCAGTGGTACTTCGATCCAACTATATCCAACACCTTCCCCTAACGCTTTGGACAATATATGACCGAACCCAGGTTTTCCATCAACCCTGACTATTAATTCGTAGTCACATAATAATCGCATATGGAAAATAAAATCTTGGTCATATCTATTAAAGCCATTATCCTCTAGTTCACTAAGCATCGTGTCAGGGCCACGAGTTTTTTCGAATGCGATAAGTAGATCTTTTAGATATTGCTGGTCTAATTTCATTGCCGCCTCCGTGACATGTCACAGAGATTTATATCATTAATTTTGTTTCGTGCCAGCCTTTGGTCACCCAGCATTGTGAGTCACCATTACACGGGCATGAATTAACAGGAACTCTCTCGCCGCACTTACCGCACCGTTTTCTGCTGATCGATTTTATACGCCAGCGCACACGTGCATCATCCTGGCGGCTCAGTAACGCGATGTACTCACCAAACTCGCAAGGCGCACGCCTGAAGCGACGCGTGGCACAGTTACGCTCCAGCATTTCAATTTCCTGAGCATCAAGTACAAGCTCCAGCTTACGCATACCGGATGATGCTTGCTTGGCTCTCTGATCGGCTTTGTGCTCTGTTGCTGATTTAGCCATTCTGCTTTTCCTGCATCAGGAGAAAGACAATCATGGCGGCGCGGATACTTCCGGTATCTTTATACGCGATATTCCCCTTCAATGGCACATACAAGAAGAGAGCCATCAACAGGAGTGATTGAGGAATCGACAACCAGCAACGCTTAATTATCTATAGTGTCGTATTTGCTTCATAAAATATGGCGAATAACACAAAGCCCGCAGCAGCTCATTGTGCGGGCTTTTCTTATACCTACTTCCTAGAGATAATTCTATGGAGGCATTAAATCAATACTGTCATTGGTAATATCATATTATCTAAAAGTCTTTCCACTTTTAACATCTAGGTATATTCTGTTCGACAACGTCATTCCTCCGCAATATGTGAAATAGATGTTTTCACCCTTATTGCTTGATGCCATCCACCCTCCGATTTCCTTAAAATCGCTTTCCGTGCAGACCCCTTCATTTATTAACTTCCTAGCTGCCGAAGAAAACTCTTTTTTGTATATACGGTAGTCATCAGATCCTTTGATTAAAGTATCATCTCCGCTCGCATTTTCAGCAGGATCTGATGGCCTTTCACTGCTAAGATCACTAAATTTAACCCATTCTGAAAACTTGCCATTAACGATTCCATTTTTTCTTGTGCAGGATTTATTACCTTCTTTAATATATTCGCTTTCCCCTCCAACACATGAGGCTGAATATGGCTCAGTTATACGAACCCATTCACCTTTTTTTTCTAGAAAATCTACGCCTTCCCTGAAAAATAGTTTCCCAGCCACTCCACATTTACTTGAAGGGCAGGTATGTCTTTCCGTTCGATCAACAACAACCCATAGTTTTGATTCATTTTTTGCCATTGCCGATGGTATTTGAGATGAGACAATTAACGTAAGCCCTAAAATTAGTATTGATTTTTTCATTGTAATTTCCTTTTACTTTTTACAAAGCGTTTAATCATGGCTGATTATCTCTAAGTGTAGTAACAGCCTTGTGCGAAACATGTTACCAAATCGCCATTTCAGTGTATCCGCAGTTAGGCTGCCACTTCAAGGATTCCTAATTACATGGTACGTAAGCGTAAAATCCCGTTGGTTGGCGGGTAATAACTCTGATCAAATCTCCCTTGTCTTTTGCTCTTACGTATGCAGCTCTTGTGTATTCAACCCAGGCCTCCAGTTCAGCAATACGCTTACTTCCATCCGAGATAACACCTTCTACTCACGCTGCTCGTTGAGTTTTGATTTTTGCTGTCTCCAGCTCAACACGCAGTTTCCCCACCGTTAGCGCAATATCCTCGTTCTCCTGGTCGCGGCGTTTGATGTATTGCTGGTTTCTTTCCCGTTCATCCAGCAGTGTCAGCACAATCGATGGTGTTACCAGCTCATGGAAAAGGTCCGCGTCAAATCCCCAGTTGTCAGGCATTGCCTGCTCTGCCGCTTCACGCAGTGCCTGAGAGTGAATTACGCTCACTTCGAACCTCTCTGTTTACTGATAAGCTCCAGATCTTCCTGGCAACTTGCACAAGTCCGACAACCCTGAACGGCCAGGCGTCTTAGCTCATCTATGGGATCGCCACACTCACAACAATGAGTGGCAGATACAGCCTGGTGGTTCAGGCGGCGCATTTTTATTGCTGTGTTGCGCTGTAATTCTTCAATTTCTGATGCTGAATCAATGATGTCTGCCATCTTCCATTAATCCCTGAATTGTTGGTTAATACGCTTGGGGGTAAATGCGAGCAATAAAAAAGGAGCCTGTAGCTCCCTGATAATTTTGCTTTTCATGTTCATCGTTCCTTAAAGACGCCGTTTAACATGCCGATTGCCAGGCTTAAATGAGTCGGTGTGAATCCCATCAGCGTTACCGTTTCGCGGTGCTTCTTCAGTACGCTACGGCAAATGTCATCGACGTTTTTATCCGGAAACTGCTGTCTGGCTTTTTTGATTTCAGAATTAGCCTGACGGGCAATGCTGCGAAGGGCGTTTTCTTGCTGAGGTGTCATTGAACAAGCCCCATGTCGGCAAGCATAAGCACACAGAATATGAAGCCCGCTGCCAGAAAAATGCATTCAGTGGTTGTCATACCTGGTCTCTCTCATCTGCTTCTGCTTTCGCCACCATCATTTCCAGCTTTTGTGAAAGGGATGCGGCTAACGTATGAAATTCTTCGTCTGTTTCTACTGGTATTGGCACAAACCTGACTCCAATTTGAGCGAGGCTATGTGCCATCTCGATACACGTTCTTAACTCAACAGGAGATGCTTTGTGCATACAGCCCCCCGTTTATTATTTATCTCCTCAGCCAGCCGCTGTGCTTTCAGGGGATTTCTGATAACAGAAAGGCCGGGAAATACCCAGCCTCGCTTTGTAACGGAGTAGACGAAAGTGATCGCACCTACCGGAAACAACGCGCGGCGCTCTTTACTCGTTCGTCTATAACGTGGGCGCAGGCAATTTCAGAACATCTACTCTTCTTCGCAAAATAAACCAGGGCGATATCAAGGGCGCATGTGACCAGCTACGTCGCTGGGCATACGCTGGCGGTAAGCAATGGAAAGGCCTGATGACTCGTCGTGAGATTGAGCGTGAGGTCTGTTTGTGGGGGCAACAATGAGCAGGGTAACCGCGATTATCTCCGCTCTGGTTATCTGCATCATCGTCTGCCTGTCATGGGCTGTTAATCATTACCGTGATAACGCCATTACCTACAAAGCCCAGCGCGACAAAAATGCCAGAGAACTGAAGCTGGCGAACGCGGCAATTACTGACATGCAGATGCGTCAGCGTGATGTTGCTGCGCTCGATGCAAAATACACGAAGGAGTTAGCTGATGCGAAAGCTGAAAATGATGCTCTGCGTGATGATGTTGCCGCTGGTCGTCGTCGGTTGCACATCAAAGCAGTCTGTCAGTCAGTGCGTGAAGCCACCACCGCCTCCGGCGTGGATAATGCAGCCTCCCCCCGACTGGCAGACACCGCTGAACGGGATTATTTCACCCTCCGGGAACGACTGGTAATGATGCAGGCCCAACTTGAAGGTGCTCAGCAATACATAACCGAGCAGTGTTTAAAGTAAAATCTTAACTACAATATGATTCATTTTGATGATTGTTTCATAAGGAACAGTGAAGTAAGATCTAAGAGGAGTTAAATTTTATACAGTATAATCATAATATTGCAGCAAGGTGGTTATAATTGAAAGAATATTTAGATATGAATACATCTCATGTAAGAGTTGTTACTCATATGTGTGGGTTCCTGGTTTGGCTCTATAGTCTTTCAATGTTGCCACCAATGGTTGTAGCATTGTTTTATAAAGAAAAAAGCCTGTTCGTTTTCTTTATAACTTTCGTTATATTTTTTTGCATTGGTGGCGGAGCGTGGTATACAACTAAGAAATCTGGCATTCAATTACGTACCCGTGATGGGTTTATTATAATTGTAATGTTTTGGATTTTGTTTTCTGTTATTAGTGCATTCCCTTTATGGATTGACTCAGAACTTAATTTAACGTTCATTGATGCTCTGTTTGAAGGGGTTTCTGGAATAACAACAACAGGAGCAACTGTAATTGATGATGTTAGTTCATTACCTCGGGCATATTTGTACTATCGGTCACAGTTAAATTTTATAGGTGGTTTAGGAGTTATTGTTCTGGCGGTTGCTGTATTGCCATTATTGGGTATTGGTGGTACAAAGCTTTATCAGTCAGAAATGCCGGGGCCATTTAAGGATGACAAACTCACTCCCCGCCTGGCCGATACGTCACGGACACTGTGGATAACTTATTCTTTATTAGGTATTGCTTGTATTGTCTGTTATAGACTTGCAGGAATGCCTTTGTTTGATGCTATTTGTCACGGGATTTCCACAGTTTCGCTTGGTGGTTTCTCAACTCATAGCGAGAGTATCGGATATTTTAATAACTATTTGGTTGAGCTGGTGGCTGGTTCTTTTTCCCTGCTATCGGCTTTCAACTTCACTCTTTGGTATATTGTTATTAGCAGGAAAACGATAAAACCTTTAATCAGAGATATTGAACTTCGTTTCTTTCTGTTAATAGCCTTAGGGGTGATCATTGTTACCTCTTTCCAGGTCTGGCATATAGGTATGTATGACTTGCATGGAAGTTTTATTCATTCGTTTTTTCTTGCCAGCTCCATGCTCACTGATAATGGTTTAGCTACGCAGGATTATGCAAACTGGCCCACGCACACGATAGTGTTTTTGCTGTCGTCAAGTTTCTTTGGGGGATGTATAGGTTCAACTTGTGGTGGAATTAAGTCACTTCGATTTCTTATACTTTTCAAACAAAGCAAACACGAGATAAATCAGCTTTCTCATCCCAGAGCGTTGTTGAGTGTAAATGTAGGAGGGAAGATAGTTACAGATCGTGTAATGAGGTCTGTATGGAGTTTCTTTTTTCTTTATACTCTCTTCACGGTGTTTTTTATACTGGTGTTAAATGGTATGGGATATGATTTTCTTACATCATTTGCAACAGTGGCTGCATGTATTAATAATATGGGATTAGGTTTTGGGGCTACTGCATCGTCATTCGGAGTGCTTAATGACATTGCAAAATATTTAATGTGCATAGCTATGATTCTTGGTCGCCTTGAAATTTATCCTGTTATTATATTGTTTTCAGGTTTTTTTTGGCGCTCCTAATATATGGCTGATTTATAATTGTGAGTTTAATATTATATTGACTCACTCATTGATCCAATACCTAACTTTACCAGCAACACCTCCGCCCCCAGTAGCACTGGCTGCTGGGGTGCGTTTTATTCATAAAGCAAGGCTGTATGAGCGAGAAATTAAAGATAGTCTATCGCCCATTACAAGAATTGTCACCGTATGCGCACAACGCCAGGACGCACAGTACTGAGCAGGTGGCACAACTGGTAGAAAGTATTAAGCAATTCGGCTGGACTAATCCGGTGCTGATTGACGAAAAGGGCGAAATTATTGCGGGTCACGGTCGTGTTATGGCGGCTGAAATGCTCAAAATGGATTCTGTTCCGGTCATTGTTCTGTCTGGCCTGACGGATGAGCAGAAAAAGGCGTACCGCCTGGCAGATAATCGCCTACCGATGAATGCTGGCTGGGATGAAGATCTGTTGCGGATGGAGCTGTCGGACCTAATCAATGCTGATTTTGATGTCTCCCTGACAGGCTTCGGCCCGACAGAAATTGATGAACTGTTGACGGATGTTTTGCCCGGTATCGGGCCTTAATTTTTACTCTGGTTTTTGTGGCCATTCAGGATTTGCCGTATCCACACGGCTGACCAGAACACTGTAGCGTTCCCATGCTTCCAGTCGTGTGCGTTCCTCGTCTGTTGCCATATTCAGCCTGACAGCGCGTTCCAGCGGTTGGATGACTGATTCAGCTTCGGAAAGCAATGCGGCCTTTTGTGATTCGGCCTGTTGTTGTTGCTCGTCTGCCGTATAAATCCGTTTAACCACAGCTCCGTCCCTAAACATCCACTTACTGGAATCATCAGCGCAGCGGTTGGCTGTAATATCTGGAACCTCAACGACGCTATAACCTTCAGGGTTAAGCGTGGAGGCATCTTTGGTGATGGCGACAATAATATTATTTGCATCGTAAACAATCTTTATTGTGTCTGGCTGAAAGTTTTTCACTTCCTCATACCAGTTTTTTCCGTCTTCGGACCATAACCAGATAACATCAAAATTCTTTGTTAGCTGATATTGTTCTTTTGTTTTTGGATTTCCAGACTTAATATTTTTTAAATGCTGCATAAATTACACCTGTACGACGTTATACCATGTGCCATTGATGTATTTTTGTATTGGTCTGAATACTGCCGGATCATCGCCATCAACTGCACCGATAATGCCAAGCCCCGTAATTGCATGACCTGATTTCTCATACATCACGCCTTTTTGCATAGTCTGAACAACACGTGTACCAAGTCGGACATCTCTCACATAACGTGAGTCAAAATTACCATAATTGCCGGGAATAACTTGCGCACCGCAAAGCCAGTTGCCATTGTTGTCCATGTACGCCTGACCATCGGTGCCATTGGCTGTCCTTGAGTTATTAATCATGTAGATGCCAAATTGCTTATTCCCCAGTCCACCAATCATAAATTTGCGATCAGCGTGGTCCTGACGAAGTAATGCCTGCGCACCATCGGTGGATACCGCATTGCGTCCCAAAATAACATTCTGGTCACGCATATGAATCCACATGCCGGTACTACTGTTAATTGCAAAACGGTTTGCAAATATATCCCCTGTAACATCAAGACCATGCCCCATGCTTATCCGACCAGTTCTGAGATTAAGCGTAAAGGGGCGTAGTGGCCCTATATCACCATTTTCTCCCTCATTCTCTCGTGTAGGGATGATATGCAGGCATTCTTCAGAACGACGAAAAATAGCACCAAAAGATGAATTAAATATCCTCAGTGCATTGACTGTCGATATTTTTACTTCACTGCTGAAAAGGGCTTTAACAAGGACAGACAAAGCATCCCATTTAAGAGTCATCAGGTCTTTTGTTGTGGTGCTCTGGCGGCTTCTCCATTTGAAATATTCATTGCCGTTGTCGCCTGTTTCAAACCACATGTATGAATCAGTGTCGCTGTCGGCATTATTTTTAAAACCAATCTTTGCCCAGTCAGTATTTCTAATCCAGGCAAGGATTGAGTCGTTTTCAAAAGTAAGCCCACCGGACAAGGTATCGCCATTCTTTTGCACGGCGTTCCTGGCCCTGTTTACCGTTTCCTGTAAACCGAGGTTTTAGATAATGGCGGTTTCTGGCCTGCATGGCATGATTTGTGCTTTTGGACGGGAGATTCAGCGTGCTGATTGGCTATGTAAGGGTATCAACAAATGACCAGAATACAGACCTGCAACGAAACGCTCTTGTTTGTGCAGGATGTGAACAAATATTTGAAGATAAATTAAGCGGG